AACCATGGCCCTGAGGGGAACTTTGGAACTCTATGACAACAAAGATATGTGGCAAATGGTTAAAGCCCTTAGCAACTGCGAGCAGGCTACTGTTCGCGTAAGCGCCATGCTTGCTACGGTGTCGAACTCTATTTCAGACATTGCCATTGGAGATACTCCCGATCCATATGATCCCACTAGCCAACCACATCAGCCACATCAACCCCCCTCCCCCCTTAACAATGAAGATCGATTAGCAATTGAGCAAGCTCTCGCGGAAGTAAATCCGTTTAAAGAAACTATTGACAAATGACCCCAGAAATAACAAAATTTGTAAAGGTTGTGCGAAAAAAAATTTCCCGCAACGGCAAAACAGGAAAAAAAGCAAACTACTATTTCACCGAAGATACTCATGCTGCCATCCTACGCTACCAAGATGAGTTGGAAGTTGACAAAAAAAACGTAATTTATGTCGCAGACATTATGCCTGCTTTTTCTGCGCTAGTTGAGAATTTGATTAACGTTTATGGATTTTCTGTGGTTCATGATTCTAAAAAAGACCTTCGTCACGAATGTGTTGCTTTTCTTTATGGCATGATCCATAAATTTAAATCCGACAAAGGCACAAGAGCTTTTGCTTATTTTAACGTAGTAGCAAAACATTGGTTGACCATTCGCTCTAAACAGAACATGAAAAGAGTTCAATCTTACGTTTCATTGGATGCGAAAGATACGATTACGCAAGAGGACTCCGAAATTTTAGATCGCCACAACATGATTCCGTCTTTCGAGGGTGTTTTATCAAAAGAAGACATTGCCGAGAACATTAAAATAGTGTTGAATGAAATTTGTACACGAGTTCAGGCGGATAATGAGGTTGTTGTTATCTCTGCAATACTCACATTATTCCAAGACATCGAGAATATCGATTTATTAAACAAGCGTGCCATCATGCTGTATCTAAAAGAAATGACAGGGTTCACGTCCAAACAATTGTCTTTCGCTATTGCTGGCTTAAAGCGTCACTATAGGGATATCAAAAAAGATGATTTTTTTGATATTTTTGGATAAATTATGATTGATGTAGATTTAGAAGAACTTAAAAAACTCAAAGAGAAAAACTCAAAATTATTTTCTGAGCTTCTCGATACCTTGTCTTCTGTCGAAGACCAGAAGAAAGCTTTGTGGCGCGAAATTTATGAAAATGCAGCCCTAGACAGACAGAATGCCTATCTTTGCTATATGGACTCATACAACAGAATGAATGATCCAAAAGCGCCTGATTATATCATGGTTGCACCGTTAGCCAAAAAGTTTTTGGAAGCGATGCAAAAATGTACTGATCAGTTGATTAAGTTGTCCGAGATTATTGGGGAAGTCCAAAAAGCCGAAGCTGAAATCGACCCCGATATGATTTTTGGAATGATAGACGTGAAGTGAGAATTAGGCGGAAGTAATAACTTCCCAGGCTGCTGCGACGCGAATTTTGAGTTTATGAGTAGTAACGTCAAAAACTAATTGTCCTTCTTCTGGGGCCGACATGGCATTGATTTGAACCGTAGTAAGAAGAGGAAGAACTAAACCGCCCTGTGGACGAGGAGCTAATACCCAACGACCAGTGTCCCCTCTAAGACTCATGGAAAGGTCAGAAGCGTTTTCTGTTGAGCCCGACGAGCCCACTGGAGTAAAAGCAAAACTAATATCTCCACCAGAAGCATTCCCTGTACCCGCCCCGGCGCGTATGATTAAATCCGCACCTTGGATATTTGTGCCAGCACCATCAGGGCCGTGAATTGTAATATCTGCGGGCGTGGCAGAGCCATCATTACTTAATGCTAACTCTGTCGAATCAATAATTGCAATACCGTTATCTGATGTTTTTAAAACTACTGAACCTTTGGCGTATGTCATATAATTCTCCTAACTAAATTTTAGATGCGCGTTTGTGTTAAATAGTTTCTATGAGTTTAATTTTGTATAAATAATTTTAATTTTGATTCATTTTTATCAAATAGGAAAAATATATGGTAGCTGGAAATAGTGTTCGCCGAATTACTTCTGGCGGTGGTAATAATACCGGGGAAGATATTCGCGCCTTAAGAACTTCGGGTAATGCTCCAAACTTTCTTAGAGTAGTTGTGGTGGATGTTTTTTTTGACCCGCTTTTGTTGACAGAAGCACAAAAAATTAATCTTATTAATTTAGTAGGCAACCCGGAGACTATTAATGTCCTTCCAAGGGATAGTATTTTAGGAAGAATAATCACTGGCGGACAGGATTTAAGCGATTCTACGCCGCGCATTTTTTATCCATTTACTCCGCCTCATATGCGCCCACCTGTCAAGCCTGGGGAGCATGTTTGGGTTCTTTATGAAGACCCAGCAAACATGAATGAAAAAGGTTATTGGCTCTGGAGAATTACTGAAGACATGACGGTTGATGATGTCAATTATACACATTCAGACCGACGTTTAGACCCATTGAATAACCCATTAAACATCACTAATGATTTGCAGATGGAAATTTCTAGACAAGACAGGACGAATATCAGTCCAACACCAACATTTCCAAACGGCGGCGGACAAAATGGAATTTATACCCTAAGCCAAACGAGCAATGTAAATCCATATCAAGAAATTTTCGAAGATGCTACCGCAAATTCAGAAGTCACTTATGAGGCTACTCCTAGATTTACGAAACGCCCTGGGGATTTAGCTTTACTCGGAAGTAACAACACAAGACTCTGCCTCGGAGAAGACAGAACAGCAACAGCAAAAAGAGCGGTTTCTACCCCTGACAAGCGAACTCAAGCGGGCGCTATTGACTTGGTGGCTGGTGTCGGGCGGGTCTTGCCATCGAATGAGCAAACGAACCCAGGACAAGCAGAAACTTCTCCAAATGCCCCCAGAATAATCCAAAACGAACGTTCGAAAATTGAAACAGACAAAACTCCGTATCTACATGGTGCTACTGATAATGCCCTTGAAGGAGATCCAAATTTTCAAAAAGATGTATCTCGTATTTATGTCGCCCAAAAAACAGACGGAGATACAAATTTCAACGTCGCCGCCTCATGGCCAACGGCTTTTGCCTCCCCTATCCAAGCCATCCCAGAAAAAGGGTATATTGTTTTAAAGTCTGATCAAATTCGTATTTTAGCGCGCAAAGAACAAAATGGCAGCATAAGAATCACAAAAGAAGGAAGTGGAGGCGCTTCGGGTGATGCTTGTTCAGTTTTCTTTTTGAATGATGGAACAGTCCAATTAGATGGAAATAAGATTTTCATTGGCCGAGCCGGAGGGAGAGGGCCGGGTCCAAACGGCTCAGAGCCTTATCTTAAATACAGTGAATACGAAAAGAGAATGACTGAGGTTATTGATGAAGTCGAAGTGCTTCGTGCGAAGCTAGACGAAATGAGGACAGCATTTACGACAGCTTTTGCTGGCTCTAATGCAGTCATGGGAAGCCCGATAGCCAGTTTAGTAGGTTTGGCAACTGGCTATTTGCCGACTCTAATTGCGCCCCTGGCTGCTGTTCAAACAAATTTAAGGACTATTAAAACTGATCTACCACTTACAAAATCCGAGAGAATTTTTGGCGAATAAACAATTTTCTTTGTAAATCAAATTATGCACGAAAGTCCAAGGCAAAAATTTAAAAAAGTTTTTCAGAATTTTGGTAGGTTCAATAAACAGCGCAGAATGATTAAACTGGTTGCTGCCAATATTTTTGAGCAACCTTTCCATATTAGCCCACCACTTCTATGAAGAATTTTCATTACTGCTAATTAAACTTTAGCTATGGCAACAATAAATTTCAACAGTGTTGGCGTTCGGCAGTCGGAAATTATAACGAACGCCAACTCACAAACGACTACTTTTTTTGGAATCAAGACGCCATTAAGAAGAGGTGAAAATTCCGAAGGTCTGTTTGCGATGAACACAACGTTGTCCGATCAAATTAGAGATAATTTTATTAATCTTTTATACACCAACCACGGGGAACGTTTAGGAAACCATGATTTTGGTGCTAATTTAAAACCCCTGACAGCAGAAAGAAATTCGCAGGATGAATTTTCAGAAGAAGCTGCTGTTAGAATAAAAACAGCGACTTCAAAATACATGCCGTACATCAGACTCAATACCTTTGATTCTTTTGTTAATCCAACTTTCCAAAGTGATCCTTCTTCAATTGAAAGTATTCGAGTTAGAATTTCATACGATGTTGTTGTCGCTGATATTATTAATGATCGAAATAAAGTTGTGGAAGTTATTTTCTACACTATTTGAGAGATAAATTATGCCAGTAGATAGTAAAAAACAAGTCCTTAAAACAGTCAAACAGCGTAATTATTTAAATCGTGATTTTGATGGGTTTCGCGCTGATCTTTTAGAGCACGCTAAAGTCCACTTCAAAGATCAGATTAGAGATTTTTCAGAAGCAAGTTTAGGCGGGCTGCTTCTAGAACTTTCGGCATATGTTGGCGATGTGATGTCTTTCTATTTGGATCACCAGTTCCAAGAATTAGATCCTGAAACCGCTATCGAAACCAAGAATATCGAAAAAGCTTTAAGATCTTCAGGGGTTGATGTCGTCGGGGCTTCTCCCGCAGTCGTATCCCAGGAATTTATCATTAAAGTTCCCGCGCTTTTAGTTAATGGTGTATACCAGCCTAGCCCGAGTGCTTTGCCTATTATTTTTCCGCAAACTATCGTCAGTGCAGACAATGGCGTTTTATTTGAGTTAATCGAAGAACTCGATTACTCATCTGTTGATAAAAATGGCATGTTAAAAGCAACAAAACTTGCAATCGATGCCAATAACGACGGAATCCCAGAAAGTTTCTTTTTAACTTTGAACGGGACGTGTATTTCTGGCTTCACCGCGACCGAATCTTTTTCGGTTAGTGCCTTTCAGGCATTTAGAAAATTAGTTTTAGCAAATGACAATGTTACAGAAATTAAAAATGTTTATGATGCGAACGGAAACACTTATTATCGCGTCGAATATTTGACCCAAAACACGGTGTTTCGGGCGCTTCCTAATCTTAACGAAGATAATGATTTAGTAGAATTTGCAATGCAGATTTTACCTGCGCCATATCGTTTCACTGTAAATACCAGTTTACAGAGTGGAAAAACATCTCTTACTTTTGGCGGTGGTACTGCTGAGACTTTAGATGATGATATTGTTCCAGATCCAAGTGAATTTGCCATTCCTTTATTTGGAAAGGCTTCCATTCCT